GGAAATCCTAATGGAGTAACTTTATTAGATAAGATCCCAATTAATATGGGTATGGGTTATTGGAAAAGTGCATCTTTAATTAAACAGATTACAGAAAGAAGTAGAACTAGAAGATCTTATGCTGGTAAATTGATGGGACTTGCTGGATATGGAACTGTAAAAGAAAAAATGTTACCACATCTTCGTCAATTTTTTATAACAAGAGATGGGAAGATTTTAGATAAGATAAACAATGGAATTTTTTATGATGGAAATGGTGGCAAAAATCTTGCAGCAACAATACAAAAAACTCTTGAGAATATATTATTTGAAGAATTGGATAAGTATCATTCTAATATACCATTGATAGTTACTGGTGGATGTGCGTTGAATGTTATTATTAATGAGAAGATAAAGGACAGGTATAAGAGAGAAGTATATGTTCCACCCAATCCTCATGATGGTGGATTATCATTAGGACATATGTTTTGTTATCAGACACCGAAAGAGAGAGTTGATGTCACATATAATGGATTACCATTACTTGATAGGGATAAATTAAAGGATTATGAAACTAAGAAAGTTACTAAGAAAGATATTGCTAGATTACTAAAGGATGGTAAAATAATAGGATTGATCTATGGTGATTCGGAAGTTGGGCCTCGTGCATTAGGTAATCGTTCGATTGTATGTGACCCTAATATTGCTAATATGAAGGACATATTAAATTCTAAAGTCAAGCATAGGGAATCATACAGACCCTTCGCACCTTTCTGTAAGAAAGAAGATGTTCATAAGTATTTTGAATCTAGAGATTTTGAAAACATGGAGTACATGAGTTTTGCTGTTAAGGTTAAAGTAAATACTCTTCCATCTATCACACACGTTGATGGCACAGCAAGACTTCAGACTGTGACAGAAGAATCTCATTCACATTTTTATGAGTTACTTACTGAGTTTGGTAAGATTTCTGATACGAATGTATTATTGAATACTTCATTCAATACTAGGGGTAAACCTATACTATCTACAATATCTAACGCTGTTGATATATTAAATAAAACCGATTTGGATTATGTTGTAGTAAATGATCACCTTATCCTAAATAATTTTATAGATTAATTGAATTATGGCTATAACACATACAAATACAGTTACTTTAATGGAGGTTCTTACTGCTAATAGTGATAATATTGTTGGTATAGTAAAAGTTAATATATCCTCTAGTGATGATTCTAATCCTTCAAAATATAAATGGGAGGGTGTTGAAGAGTTTACTTTAACAACATCTGGCATTACTACTTCTACATCTGGATTTGTGGTATATGAAGATTTAACTGAGAGTGCTGTTCTTGGATGGGTTTCTTCAGGTATTTCTACTTCTAAGGTTAAGGCTAGTAATATATCTAGAATTAATGAATTGATTGCATTTGACAACCGTACTACTACAGATAAGGCACTCCCTTGGTGAGGTTGACAAAATTACCTATATATGTTATGATACTTGAAATGGGAGACTGTCCATGCATGACAACGCCTACGTTGATAGTGTAGTTATTGATGTATGTAAACGTACTTTTCGTATAGTTAGTGATCAAGGACATAGCCAAATAGTGCAATGTGATTCAACGAAAGAATTTATGGATGTACTAGGTGTATGTCATGATTTCTTATTAGAAGATGAGATAGAATATTCAGATATAGTTACTAAACCAAAAACTAAAAGAAAAAGAAAAACTAGAACTAGAAAAAAACCAACATCAGATTCCAATGAAAAAGTTTAATCAATTTGCAGAAGATGTAGATAAGGTAGCAGCACTTCGTGACAGGCAAAAAGCTGCTGTCGCAAAATTTAAACAAGATTCAGAACCCAGAGAAGTCAAAAAACCTGAAAGAAAAGTTCACTCTGGAGATATTGCAACTAAAGATTTAATTCAAAGAAAATCTGAGCAAAAGCAAGCAGCAGCAAAAGCAGCAGCGAGAAAAGCAGAGATTCGTGCTGAAATCCAGAACGAAAAAGACGATAAATAGAAAGAAGACATATTTTGTAGATAAGCGATGCCTCTCAATAAGTTAGAGAATTTTATAAAGAACACCGAGGGTAGAATTCTCTATGTAAATCCGAATGACATAGACGCAACGGATAGTGTTTCAAATCAGGGTAATTCATTAGCACAACCCTTCAAAACGATTCAAAGAGCCCTACTTGAATCTGCTAGATTTTCGTACCTAGAAGGAAATAATAACGATTTAATCGAGAAGACCACAATATTACTTTTTCCCGGAGAACATCCTGTAGATAATAGGCCTGGTTTTGGTATAAAAAATGTAGGTGGTGTAGCAAAGGCAGTAGCACCTGATGGATCAGGATCAAATGGCACACAAACTACAGCATCAGAAACTTTATCGCTTAACTTAACTTCGGTATTTGATTTAACACAAGAAGATAATATCCTTTACAAGTTTAATAGTATTCATGGTGGTGTAATTGTTCCTCGTGGTACATCACTTGTTGGACTAGATTTAAGAAAGACAAAGATAAGACCAAAGTATGTTCCAAACCCTACAGATACAGGAGTATCTACAAGTGCGTTATTCAGGATTACTGGTACATGTTACTTCTGGCAATTCTCTATCTTTGATGGAGATGAATCTGGATTGGTATTTACAGACAGTTCTGATTTCTCTACAGCAAATAGATCAAAACCAACTTTTTCTCACCATAAACTTACTTGTTTTGAGTATGCAGATGGTGTAAACCTTGATGATCGTTTTGCTTTAACTGATCTTGCAATTTACTATAGTAAGTTATCAAACGCATTTAACAAGGTTCCTGATAGAGAGATTCTTGCACAAGATAGATTCCCTCTTAGTTCTACTGGATTTGCAGCTCAAAGACCTGAATTTGAAATTGTTGGTGCTTTTGCGTCAGACCCAATTAACATTGCATCAATTAAATCTGGTGATGGTTCAACACCAAACTCAATTATTACTGTTACCACAACAGCAGATCATACACTTACAACTGGAACACCAATTAAGGTAAAAGGTATTGGTGATATTAGGTATAATATCTCAGCAAAAGTTCAGAGTGTAACTGGGTTAAGAACATTTACTTATCTACTTCCATTTGTTCCTGATGATATAGATCCAAATCCAAGTTCAGCATCTGGAACTGTAACCATTGAAACTGACACTGTATCAGGTGCATCACCATATATCTTTAACATATCATTGCGTTCAGTATATGGTATGAACGGTATGCTTGCTGATGGTAATAAAGCCACTGGATTCCGTTCAATGGTTGTTGCTCAGTTTACTGCGATCTCACTTCAAAAGGATGACCGTTGTTTTGTTAAGTATGATAAAGTTTCTAGAACTTATAAAGGAATAACTTTACCCCCAACTGCATCAACTGGATCTGAATTATCTACCTTATCATCTTCGCAGGATGCAACACAGGTATTCCACTTAGATTCTGATGCTGTATATCGTAAAGGATTTGAGACACAGCATATTAGATTGACCAATGATGCAGTTATGCAGATTGTATCTGTATTTGCTATTGGATTTAATAAGCATTTCAATGCAGAGACAGGTGCTGATGCTTCAGTTACTAACTCTAACTCTAACTTCGGTCAGTTTGCGATTGCTTGTGATGGATTTAAGAAAGATGCATTTGCAAAAGATGATGCTGCTTTCATAACTCAAGTCATTGCACCAAAAGAAATAACATCAACCAGCACAAACGTTGATTGGCAGAGACTTGACGTTGCAAGAACAGCAGATATTAATGCTAATAATCGCCTGTATCTATTTGGATTTGATACGTTAGATAATGTACCACCAACAACTGTTCAAGGTTATCGTGTCGGTGCTGCTACAAGTGATAGATTATTTGTTGATTTCACAAATACAAATGCTAGTACTGAAAATTATGCAATAACAGAGGCAACCATTCGTATGCAGGTGCCATCTGCTAGTACTGGAGAGGTTTCAAGTGTTAAAAAATATAAGGTAACTTCTGGCCCAACGAATAATACATTTGTCATAGGTACACACCAATTAACTACTGGTGAAAAGGTTAGAATTTTAAGTGATGATGCAGATCTTCCAGAAAATCTAACAGAGAATACAATTTACTTTGCGATAGTAATTGCTGGTGCACCAAGTAATCAAATACAATTAGCATCATCTAAAACAAATGCAGATTTAGATATCCCTCTGATAGTTCATGGTGGAACTAAACTTAGAATTGAGAGTCGTGTATCTGATAAAGATGCTGGTGACATAGGATCTCCTTTACAATTTGATGCCACCTCACATAACGTTGACTTTGGTGATGGTGCTGGTGCTATATCAGTTGTTGGTGGATGGTATCTTACTGTAAATGCTAATAGTGGCATCCAAACAAGTATTATTAAGTTAGGGCCTACAGCGTCAACCACCAATTTGTCAGGATTTAGTGGTTTAGGACTTAATACTCCTGCTGGATTTATAACAAGAACTCCTGATGAAAGATCTCTTGATGAGAAAATCTATAAGTTAAGAGTTGTTGTACCAAAAGAAAGTAAAAATGCTAAGAATCCAGAGGAAGGATTTATTCTACAGGAGTCTAGTACAACAGGTATTAGATCAGATAACTCTAAGATCTTACAGAACTTAAATGAAAATGATTATGACTTTGAACGTAATATAAGATTTATTAGTACAGCTTCTGAAGCATCTGATGTAGTTACTGTTGTTTCAGTTGCACCTCATGATCTGAAAGTTGGTGAAAGAATATTTGTTAAGAACTGTAAGGATAATGATGTAAATGGAACATCAACAGGTGAATTTGATAAAGGATTCAATGGATCATTCACTGTTGCAACAGTGGTAGATGATAAAACATTTACATATAGTGCTCAAGATACTGAAGGAGTTACTCACTCAATAGGTAATTTTACAAGTGATACAACAACTGATGCTTCTAAGACTATAACACTTCCTAGATTTGAAAGGAATGATTTGAAGAGTAATCTCTACATTTATAGAAATGAAACAATAACTCCATTCATTAAGGATACTCAGGATGGTATCTATCATTTATTTGTCTTGCATGCAGACAATGCAATTAGTGAGGAATTTACAGATATTAAGTATGGACAGAATGTTGTTGACTTGTATCCTCAATTAGATCGAGATAATAATGATTCTAATCCACAATCATCTGTATCATTTGCAAAACGTAACCCACTTGGTGATGTTGCAACAGATGACCTTAAGAAGAGTATCACTAGGGAAACCACAGATAAAATCCTAAAGGATTTTGGATATGCTAGAAGAATAACAGGTGTATCAACAGCATTTACAGCAACTAATGTTGGTGTTGCTACTATCACATTTGATAGGCCTCATGGATTTGGTGGAGTTAAACATGGTACGATAAGTCAAGCAGGTGCTAATTTAACAAATGGCACATTCCATAATATTAAATTATTTAATTCAGGGACTACTGATTGGCATGGTGCGAGAGCAACTGTCATAATTTCTGGTGGCACAGTTGGTGTTGCTACGGTCACAGAAGGTGGATCTGCATATACAACAGAAACACTTGACATTGATAGGCAATTTATTGGAGGAACATCTGGCACCACAGTTGCAAAACTTACAATAACTAATGCTCATGGTTCATCAGGTATTTCTACAAACATAGGTGATGTAGTTAATATAACTGGTGTTGGAACTGCGAATGACGCACTTTATAAAATCGATCATATTCCATCTACCACAAAAGTAGCAGTTGCATTGACAGCAACATCTGCACGTCCACAAATTGATCAATATGTAGTTAACCTTGGCCCATCTATTAATATTAATGGAACACCAAGTTTTAGTAATACAGTAACTACATTCACTACAGTTTCTGGACATGGACTTGTAAGTGGTCAGAAGTTTCAGGTAACTGATGCAAATAATAATAATCTTGGAATATTCACTGTAAAAACAAAAGTATCTGCAACATCATTTACTGCTGTCACTACAAATGCATTACCAAGTCCTAAATTCATTCTTCCAGACGGTTTAGCATCAGCAACTCCAATCTCTGATAAGGAAAAAGAGAACCTTGGATCAAGAGGAATAAGTTTCTATGATAATGATTTCTTCTTCCTAGCAGCAAATGCTAACTCTGGAAGTCTAGATGAAATTTCACTTACATTACCAAATGCTGGTACAACAGCAGGTATAGGTGCGAGATTCCCAATCGGTTCTTATCTACAGGCTGGTGATGAGATAATGAGGGTGAAGAGTACCAGTGTTACAGGTGGTAATACTATTAAGGTTATTCGATCTGCACTTGGAACTCCACAACAAGCACATCTATCTGGAGAACCAGTTAGAAAGATTAAACCAAGAGCACTTGAATTCCGTAGACCATCTATCATTCGTGCATCTGGTCATACATTTGAATATCTTGGATTTGGGCCCGGTAACTATTCAACTGCACTACCACAGGTTCAGGTCAGAACACTATCAGAACGTGAAGAGTTCTTAACACAATCACAAGAGAGATCATGTGGTACTGTTGTTTACACTGGTATGAACAACAGAGGTGACTTCTTCATTGGTAACAAGAGAGTTAGTTCTGCAACTGGTCAGGAAAGAACATTTGATGCACCAATTCCAACTGTAACAGGTGAAGATCCATCAAGACTATCAGTTATCTTTGATGAAGTAATTATCAAAGAGAGATTAGTTGTTGAGGGTGGTAAATCAAACACAATTCTTTCACAGTTTGATGGCCCAGTTACATTCAATAAGTTAGTTAGAATTAGTGATCAGATAACCGTTGATGGTATTCTTAAATTAAATAATGAGTTCCAAATTAACTCTACCTTAGATTCGGATAGTAAGGATACTGGATCCATAAGAACTGAAGGTGGTGTTGGTATTGAGAAAAATGCTAATATTGGTGGAAACTTAAACGTACAGGGGACTTCAATTCTTGAGGGTAACACAACCATTGGTGATGCTTCTAGTGATGCACATACATTTAATGGAACGGTAACATTCAACCATACTGTTGATTTCAATGGTGGTCTTGATATTGCTAACGTTGATATTGGTACAACTGACGCAAACACTATCACTACTGACACTGGTGATTTAAAACTTGATTCTCAAACAAATAACGTTCAAGTTAACGCTGCATTATCAGTTGCAGGTAATCTTTCTGCACAAAGACTTGATGTTGATAATATCAGGATAGATGGTAATGCAATAGACGCTACAAATTCAGGTGGTTCTGTTGTCTTAGATGAAATTGACGTTAACGGTGGAGAGATTGATGGAACACCAATTGGTGCAAATTCACACAGCACAGGTAAATTTACAACTCTACAAACCACTGGTCTAGCAACACTTGCTAGTTTCAAGGGTGCATCGGGTGTAACTGTAGATAAGATACTTGATGAAGACAATTTCGCATCAAACGATGCAACAGCACTGGCAACACAGCAATCTATTAAAGCACTTGTTGGTTCTCAGATTGGTGGTATAGTAACTGAGTTGGCTGTTTCAGCAGATAGTGGAACGAATCAGGCTATTAATTTAGCAACTGAAATTTTAGATATTGAAGGAACCACAAATGAAATCGAAACTGCAACAGGCACCAACAAGGTAACTATTGGACTTCCAAATAATGTTACCATTGGAAATAATTTAACCGTTACTGCTGGACTTATTGCAAATGGTAATGTAGATCTAGGTAATGCAACATCAGATACCGTTACAGTAACAGGTAGATTTGATAGTGATTTAATCCCTAGCAGTGATGGTAATAGAAATCTAGGTACATCATCATTAGAATGGAACAACTTATTCATTGATGGCACTGCGAATATAGATTCATTAGTCGCAGACACAGCTGATATTAATGGTGGTACTATTGATGGAGCAACCATTGGTGGAAGTGCCGCAGCAGTTGGTTCATTCACCAGAGTTAACGCTGACAATGTAAGATTAGATGGCAACAAGATTGAAAGCACATCAGGTAATTTGACTATTGAGTCAAGCGGTGGTACAACCACTCTTGCAGGTAATGTTAATGTTGGTGCTAACTTAAGTATTAGTGGAACATTTAGTGCATCTTCTCTAACTGGTGGTAGTGTTACTCTATCTGGAAATACAGTCAGTTCTACTGGTTCCCTTACAATTAACGGTGGTGGTTCAACCACAACAATTTCAGAGGCTTTACAAGTTAATGGAAACCTTAGTGTATCTGGTTCTGGATCATTCACAGGTGATGTCACTGCATTTGCTTCTGATAAGAGATTGAAGACTGATATTGAACCTATTGAAAATGCAATCGACAAGGTATTGAAATTGAATGGATTCACATACAAACATAATGAAACTGCTGGCAATTTAGGACTAGATACTAATACCAGATATGCAGGTGTATTTGCTCAAGAACTTCAGGAAGTCTTACCTGAAGCAGTGAAGACTGCACCAGCAAGTGATGAGTATCTCACAGTTCAGTATGAAAAGGTCGTACCACTCTTAATCGAAGCGATTAAGGATCTCAAAGCAGAAATAGAGGAGCTTAAAAAGTAATGGCTTTATCTTCATCAGGATCAATAAGTGCAAGTCAAATTGCAAATGAATATGGTTACACTACTGGTAATTCAACTTTTAGTTTAGGGGGTTATCGAACTATAGCAGGTGGAGGTAATTATCCACAACAAGTTGGTGAATTGTCATTTTCTTCTATTGACGGTGGCGGTTCAGTTGCTACAGGATCAAATGCGATAACTATGGGTAGTTTTAGGGGTACTAGATTACAAACAGTTGTTAATTTTTGGTCAGCCGCAGCTGCTGGTGGAGTTAGACTTATAGCAAGAGATCGTTACAACTCTAATGGATCTATAGGTAGTGATGCTCATGTAGCAACTATTGGTGGTCATAGAACAAGACCCAATAATTCTAGTGGAACAAAGGTACATATTCATGTAAAACGAAATATAGATAATGTAAGCACTCAAGGACAAGCAAATTCATTACATGATCAAAGAACATGTGCGTTCAGAACAGGATCATGGGAATCTGGCACACAATTGCAGATTGATGTTGCAAATGGTGGAAGGATACAAGGTGCTGGTGGCTGGGGTGGTGCTGGTGGTAGTCCAAGATCTGGTGCTGGTGGTAATGGTGGTGCTGGAACTTCAGGATTAGGTGTTCAGTATAGTGGAACTGTTGTTAATATTACTGGTTCAGGTGTTATCTCTGCTGGCTACGGTGGTGGCGGCGGTGGCGGTGGTGCCTATGATGAAGATGGATCTGGATTATGGGGTAAAAGTAGAAGACCTGCCTCTGGTGGTGGAGGTGGAGGTGGTGCAGGTAGGCCTGGAGGTGCAGGTAATATTCCTGGCTCTGGTGGATCAGGAGGTGCTAATGGTGGAAACGCAGGAAATGATGGTGAGACCTTTGGAGAAGGTGGTGCAGGAGGAAATAATGGTAATGAAGCAATCGGTGGAACTGGTGGAGATGGTGGATCTCGCAACGAATTATCAGATGCAGGTGGTAATGGATCTGGTAATGCAGGAACAGGTGCTGGTGGTGGTAGAGGCCCAACAGGTGCAGCAATTAGGCGAAATTCAGGAATATCTGTTACAATAAATGACCCAACCAATTCATTAAATGGAAGGGGATCAACCACTGCAACTGGTGTTCAATGAGAAAAAGACTTGGTGTTATGTGTTCTGGTAACGGAACAAATTTTGAAAATATTATTAAATCGTGCTGGAACCATGAAGTTGTACTGATGATATACAACACTAAGGATTGTGGAGCAATGAAGAGAGCAGCAAAGTGGGGTGTTCCAGCTGCATATTTTCATAGTAATGAACAAATAAAAATAGCAAATGAATTTCAATGGGCTAGAGTGGATCTGATCGTTCTTGCAGGATATATGAGGATATTATCAAAAGCATTTGTGGATAGTTTTCCAAATAAAATTATAAATGTTCACCCATCACTACTCCCAAAGTATAAGGGATTGCATGCTGTCGAACAAGCAATAGATGCTGGTGAGGAAATCACTGGATGTACAGTTCATTATGTAAATGAAGAATTAGATGCAGGAGATATAATTAAACAGGCAAAGGTTCCTATACTTGAGGATGATACTGTAGATACTTTAACTAAGAGAATACAACGAGAAGAATATCGTATCTTGCCAGAAGTAATAGATATGCTATAATAAAACCACAAGATTTTAAATTATGGCTTTTGAAAGTGATTTGATAAGAAGATATAGTGGTGCCTTTTCAAAAGAAGATTGTACTCAAATATTAGAGGGTCTTAAATTTTTTGAAGATAATCATCTACTATTCTATAATAAAACGAAATTAAATAGAATGGATCATGAGGATGTTAATGTTACTCATAACTATAATTTTTCAGCATCAAGCAGACTCGCTGGTGAAGTATTACCAAAATTTAAACCTTGTGTAGATGAGTATCTGGAGGCATTTGGTGTATTGGGTTTAAGACAATTTTTGTTGCATGATGTCAAATTAAAGAAAATACCTGCTGGAGGTGGATTTCATGCTTGGCATTTTGAAAATGGTAGTGTAGAGACATCATTAAGACAGTTTGTAGTTCAATTATATTTGAATGATGATTTTGATGGAGGGGAGACAGAATTCTTATATCAACAACGTAGAGAGAATGCAGTAACAGGAGATGTTCTTATCTTTCCAGCTGGATTTACCCATACACACAGAGGTAATCCACCTTTAGGAGGTGTAAAATACATTGTCACTTCATGGGGAATGATTCAGCAAGAACCATGATAGAAGATTTAGTTGCAGACGCTTTTGTTAGTCCATTCCCACATCTTATCTTTCGTAATTTTTACAATGAAGATGAGTTAAAATTAATATGGGAGGAACTAGATTTTTATACAAAGAAAGATAAACTATTTGAAGCAAAGGATTTTGGTGGTGTAGTTGATAAAACTAATTCAAAAGCAATTTGGTTGGATAAAGTTTATAAAAAACCATATAGAAGTCTCTCTAATATATTAACAGTTAATAGAAAACTTTTTGATGCTGGAATACTTAAAGCATTTTCTCGAATACATGATTGTTGTTCGATTGCCGAAACAACTAATTTTGATGTAACTAAAGTTAGATATTATCATAATGGAGATTATTATGAACCACATACAGATAAAACAGTACAATTTTTAGGTTTTTCTTATTTCTATCGTGAACCTAAAAAGTTTGAGGGAGGTGAGTTAGTCTTCCCTAAATATAATTACGCTTTTCCGTGTGATAATAATTCGTTAATCATGATGCCCGGCTGGGTAGAGCATGGTGTTAGTGAAGTTAAGATAGATGACTTCGATTACTATGGAGGTTATGGTAGATATGCCATTACGAGTTTTTTTGGCAATAAGGAAAAGGAATAAATAACTAAAAATCTTATTATAAATGGCTGATATAAGAAAGACGTTTAACTTCCGAGATGGCGTACAAGTAGATGACGAAGTTCTAGTTGTACGGGGGAGTCGAGTGGGTGTGGGCACTACGAGCCCGCAAACGAAATTGGATGTAAGAGGAAACGCAGGGGTAGTAGGAGTATTAACTGCTAATAATACAATAGTAAGTGGAGTCGGAACATTCGGGGGTGTATCGTTAGGATCAACAATAATTTTAGACGCAACAAGTGGAGTTATAACAGCATCATCATATAAAGGAGACGGATCAACCTTATCAAATCTACCCACTTCACAGTGGACAGATACAGCAGTAGGAGCAGGAGTATCACCAATATATGTTAACGGATCAGTTGGTATTTTAACAGATATTCCTCATCATTCTTTAGCAGTCGGTGGTAATCCAAATACTGGAACTGGTGTAGGTATAAGTTCTTTAGGAGACATAAAAGTATCAGGAATAATCACAGCAACTACGTTCTCTGGAAATCTGGTTGGGAACGTAACTGGTGATCTCACAGGCGATGTTACTGGAACTGCGTCAACAGCTACGCTGGCGAATACAGCAACAGTCGCAGTCAACGCACAGGGATTGACTGGATCACCTAGTATTACTGTTACGAATATAAATGCGTCAGGTGTAGGAACTGTATTAACACTTGATACTACAAATTTGGAAGTAGAAACTGTCAAGGGATTCAGTTCACTTCGATCACCACATAATGCTACTGCCACCTCTATAGTTGTTACAGTTGCAGCAAAGACAGCAGCACACAGATACAATGGCTCAGGGAGTAGTAACGCATTTGTACTAGATGGAACTCAAGCACCATTTATAACATTAACTCCCGGCCGATCATATAAATTTGATCAATCAAATGGATCTAACGTAGGACATCCATTACGTTTTTATTATGATGTAGATAAGACAACTGCATACACTACAGGTGTAACAGTTTCAGGCACAGCAGGCCAAGCAGGTGCTTTTGTGCAGTTGGATGTAACTGATACCACACCAACGGTGCTGCATTATCAATGCCAAAGTCATGGCAAGATGGGTAATGCCGTACAAACAAATTCAAACGTACTAGATACGGAACATAATGCCACAGTGAGAGGTGAGGTTGGAATTACTAGCACTCTAACTGTAACTGGTGCTATTGATGCTAATGGTGGTGTAGATATTTCTAATGGTTTAAATGTAACTGGTGTTACAAGCATTGCTAATTTGAAAGTTGGTAGTGTTACTGCCACTGCTATTCTTGATGAGGATAACTTAGGGTCTAATAGTGATACTTCACTGGCAACTCAACAATCCATCAAGGCATATGTTGATACACAGGTAACAGCACAGGATTTAGATGTTGCTGGTGACAGTGGAACTGGTGCTGTTGATCTAGACAGTCAGTCATTAACCATTTCGGGAACTGCTAACGAAATAGAAACTTCAGCATCTAATCAAACAATCACTATTGGATTACCTAATGATGTAACCATAGGTGCTGCATTAACGGTAACTGGTAATATCGATGCGAATGGTGAACTAGATGTAGATGGAATGTCCAACCTTGATGATGTGAATATCTCAGGTGTAGGAACAGTTACAAGAGCATTTGCAACCACTCTATCTGTATCAGGTGTATCTACATTCACTGGTGCTATTGATGCGAATGGAAATGCAACCATCGCAGGAACTTTAGATGTAGATGGCACGACTGAACTTGATGATGTTAATGTATCATCTGCGGCCACAATTTCAAGAGCAGTTGTTACTGCATTGAATGTATCAGGTGTCACAACATCTACAGGTGGATTTGTTGGAAATCTTACTGGTAATGCGACTGGAACTGCTGGAGGGTTAAGTGGTTCACCAAATATTATTGTTACCAATATTAAGTCAACTGGTATTTCAACTCTAGGTGTTTCTACTGCTACGAGTTTAGGAATTGGAACCGATACTGCTAATGCAGACATACAAATACACAAGGAGTCTGCAGCCTCTTCGATTGTAATTGGTAAGAATTCCTCTGTAGGAGATAATAACTTACAGTTAAGGTATGGTGGCGGTGCATCTGCATTTAGTGGTTCGGAAGCACTAGATTTAATTAACTATGGTGATGGAAACTTTAACTACTTCTTAACAGGAACAAGTAGTTTTGTATGGCACAAGGGTAATGCAGATGCCTTGATGGCTTTGACCAGCACAGGTAATTTGGGTGTTGGAAATACAAACCCAACTGATAAACTAGCAGTTGCAGGAAATGTTAATGTAACAGGTATCGTAACTGCCACAAACGGATTTATTGGAAATCTTACTGGAAACTCTTCAGGATTGACTGGAAACCCAAGTATTACTGTCAATAGTGTTAATACATCAGGTATTTCAACATTTAGAGATGTTGTTTTAACTGGTACTGGAGCTGGAATTGGTATTGGTGTAACTGCTGGTAATAATTCGCTGAGTGCATGTGTAAATGCACCTGACAGATTTATTATTTCTACCACTGGTGAGGTAGGAATTAAAACATCAATCGGAAGTAATATAGGTGGTGGAGATAAACCAGCACTTGAAGTCAGAGGTATTGTTAAATTTATAGGTGGTGCATTAAAAGTTGGTGGACAACCACATACTTCTGCCATAACACCAAGGGCACAAGTTGATTTCAGTGATTTGAATACAACCACCAGCGATGCTACCTCTTTGGCAACCACTGGTTATATGATTATGCCAAGAGTTACTACAACACAACGAAATGCTTTAGTGGATGGTATAAGTAATAATTCAACTCTATTGTCGGGTTCAGTGATTTACAATACAACATCGAATAGATTAGAATTATGGACAGGTGGTGCATGGTGTGGAATTGCAACTGTTGTTTAGTCAAATACTTGACAATTATACATACCTTTGTATGATTGCTAGAGAGACTCTATAATTTTTTAAAGGAACCAGTGTCGAAAGTGTCACAGCCCCCTGCACAGGGGGTTTTTTTATGCTATGATATATTCATTAATGAGAGATTTATGCCCCTAAGACCTCACCAAGAAAAAGCATTGCAAGCAATGACCAAGCACTCCAAAGGTCAGATCATTGTTCCTACAGGTGGTGGTAAAACTCTTGTTGCCATCAATGATGCCTTATCACAATTTGATACTGGTTGGAAAACTATTGTTGTGGTCGCTCCACGCATCCTATTAGCAGAGCAACTATCGTCTGAGTTTTTGGAAGTGATAAGAGAGAAATACAAATATGTTCAGGTGATGCATGTTCACAGTGGTGATACAAAGCATTTCAGCACAACCAAACCAGTAGAAATTGCTGAGTGGTGTAAGTTCAGTAAAGGTAATAAGATCATCTTTACAACATATCATTCACTCCATAGAATACAAGAGAGTTATGCTCATGTTGATACAATATACTTTGATGAAGCACATAACTCAGTTCAGAAAAACTTTATCCCATCAGTAGAGTATTTCTCAATGTATGCTGAGAGATCATACTTCTTTACTGCAACACCAAAGCACAGTCTAACACCATTCAAAGTGGGTATGAATGAACCTGATATATTTGGTCAGGTTATTTGTAATGTACCAGCACCTAAGTTAGTAGAGCAAGGTTATATTCTACCACCAAAGGTGAAAGTATATAAGAGTGAGATCAGACAGAAAGATGAGATTACATTTGATGTGGAATGTAATCAGATCATGGATAATATTGATGACCATAACACTAAGAAGATTCTTGTATGTGCTAAGGCTACAAAGCAGATTACAGGTCTTGTTTCATACTCTAAGTTCATAGATGAGTTAGCATGGAGAGGTTATTCTTGCATGTATATCACATCTAAGACTGGTGCAGTTATAGATGGTAAGAATGTAAGTAGAGATGAGTTCTTTAATGTATTGAGTGCATGGGGCAAGGATGAAGATAAGAAGTTTGTTGTGTTGCACCACAGCATATTATCTGAGGGCATCAACGTAAAAGGACTTGAGGCAGTCTTATTCTTAAGATCTATGGATTATATCGGTATTAGTCAAACAATCGGTAGAGTGATCCGTACAGGGTCGAAAGAGAAGACCTATGGTCTAGTATGTGTACCAGTTTACTCTAAAGTTGGTATCAGTACAGCAAGAAAGGTACAAGCAGTTGTTGACACTGTATTTGAGCAAGGTCAACCAGCAATTAGCGTTGTAAGATCATGATTTTAATACAAGATAATTTTTTTGATAATCCAGAGGATTTAAGAGATTTGGCCTTGTCAACCAGATTTTTTAGTGCTGAAGAAAAAAATTATGACGTTGGATGGAGAGGGTATAGAACTAATGAGATGAGGGATTTGGATAATAATGTGTTAGAAGTATCTTGTCAAAAAATTAGAGATGAATTAATAAAATTTTTTGATCTAAAAATTGATAAAGATGAGGGTAATTTCTATTTTCATATCGCATTATCACATACAAAAAACACTTTAGAAGATTTTGACACAAATAAATTTCACATAGATGACTCTAAATTTGCAGGTATCGTGTACTTAAGTCCTAATCCACCACCGAAAACTGGAACTACAATCATCATTAATAATGAAAATAAAGATATAGAAAATAAATTTAATAGATTAGTTGCATATCCCGCATCTTTAATACATGCTCCAAGTGATTTATTTGGCGACACTATGGAGACAGGTCGATTAACAATCTCTTTTTTTGTATGAAATATAAAATAGCTATTGTTGGTGCTGGTAATGCAGGTTGTATAACAGCCTTGCATTATCATAGGTATCTTAGAGGAGATCATGAGATAAGTATATACCATAGTCCAGATACACATCCAATAGAGAGAGTTGGTCAGGGAACTATCAGTCCAGTTGTGGAGCTTGTAGGCACAGTATTGGGTATAGACTGGTATAATAATCCGATAGATGCCACGCTTAAAACTGGTGTTTTGTATGAAGGATGGGGTAAGAAAAATGATAAGTTTCATCATTCATTTAAGATGGATGAAATGTCGATGCATTTTGTTCCACAAAAGTTATCAAACATAGTATTAAATTCAGGTTATTTTAATGTTGTTGAAAAGGTTATAACTGAACCTGAAAGAGAAGTGGATGCTGATTTCATATTTGATTGTAGAGGTAGGCATAATAGAGATAAGAAAAACTATGATACTCTTATCAATCCTTTGAATAGTGTTCTCTTATCCAAGAAACAGGGAAGAGATCCCGACCTTACATATACAAGATGTGTTGCTACACCACATGGGTGGACATTTGTTATTCCAAATGTTGATAGTATATCCTATGGGTATTTGTACAATGATACTATAACATCAACTCAAGTAGCAAGAGAGGATTTCTTAGAAAGATTTAATCTTGATGAAACTGATGGAACTAATTTACGTTTTGAAAATTATATGGCCAAGAATATGTTTGTTGGTGAAAGGACAATACTACAAGGAAATATGTTTGGATTCTTAGAACCATTAGAAGCAACCTCATTAGGGATATACCAAACTATCTGTAGAGAGTCGTGGGATGTTTTATTGAGTGGCAAAACATTTGATGTATGTAATAATAATGTTAGGAATTTCATGAAAAAAGTGGAGACATTTATACTATGGAATTATCAGTATGGATCTAAGTATGATACTCCATTTTGGGAGTATGCTAAGTCACTTCCATTTAATCCTGATGTAAATTTCAAATACATCTTAAGTAATCCTATTAAACATGATTTGCATTATGCTTTATGGGAAGGATGGAATTTCAAACAATTCAAACAATATTATGAGGTATCAACATGACTAAAACACCAGAAGAAAAGAAGGAACTCAAAGCAATCGCCAGATTCTATAAGGATGCCACTGAGGGCTTTGCTACTAATGATGGATACTATGGAGTACCGTCAGATGGTAAGAAGATAGCAGTCATTCACGAGGGTGAGGTGCTTAAATTCTGCCGTAATGAACAGTCTGCCAGAAATTTCGTGGTTCAGCACAGAAAGAAGACAGTTAAGAAAGTGTAACAAGGCATGTCCATATCAGTGAGGATATGATATGATGTAATCAAGTAATTCCCTACGTCATGAATCACTCAGTTGAACTCTATGTTGCTGGCCGTGTCTTTAAAGAGCAGGTCTATGCAAGAAACTACGATGAGGCAAAGCAAGTAGCACTTGCAAGGAATCCAAATGCAAGGGTTGTGAGTGTAACAGCTGTTCTATAAATATATCAGATTGAGATTATTATGGAAGATCATAACAGTATTCAAGATGATGAAAGTAGAGAGGTGAAATGGGATAGAGCAAAGACTTTATTTTTAGAGTCTCTCTATAAACCAGATCATGAACTCAGAGGATGTGCTCACAATCAAAAATGTTATAATGAATTGATGGAGATTAGAGATTGGGCTATAGAACAAGTCAAGTCTAACATTAAATCCACACCTTTTATTAATCCTTGGCACAAAGATGAAGGAATTTAATTATGAAATCAATTACAAGACCACTGACTTTAAAGTTGCGAGAAATCGTAAACTTTATCGTATTGGAAGGGGAGAGCAAGGAGTTCTACTGGTTCGCCCTTATACTAACGATATTTGTGCTCATTGGAGATTCAAAACTCCTAATGAGGCAATAGTATCATCTAATAAAATACAAGATATGTATCTCGAATATAGAGATGTAAAAGATTTTATTGGCATGGATATGTGTCGTAAGTTTTTAGAGATGGGTTTCACTAGGGCAAGAAGGTACGCTAATCACAACTCAGGTAGAAAGTATAAGAAGGGAACAAAGGAGATCTTACCACAAGAAAAAGATCATGCAACCAGTAAATATGCTCAATCGGCAACAATATTCAAAAAAATAAGAGATATAGTTGCCAAGGATGAGATATATGTTACAATGAGAAAAGCATGGAGAGAGTCTGAATGATGAGCCCTTTCGGAGTTGTAAGGAACACAAGAGAAAGTTACAGTCGATTTTATCAGGAGATTTTTACAGAAGTCGAAGTTCAATTTGGAGATGAAAATCCATCATGGATACCACTTGACACACTACTAGCAATTCAATCTTACTTAGGAGATTCAAATGTCAGACCTAGCAACGACTGAAAGTCACTATGAAGAATTTGATGACCATAAACGATACATCTTAGAAAACCTACACGAAACAATTCGTGAAGCTCTTAACTCAGATCTATGTTCAAGAGAAATCTATGAGTGTATTCTATCAGCAATTAATGTTGATATGTACTATCATAAGACCCTGATGAGTAAGGAGGACAATTTAATGCATATGATAGTGCCTGATCGAAGTGATAATCTAAATCAGGAACTTAAAGAGATTCAAAAAGACATGGAATCCTAACACACCCTTTACCTAAATACTATTGTACGAGGAGATTCTTATGAAATCAATAGAAGATCACATTCAGAAGGATAAAGAACTGGTTTCTGATCCTACAATAAATCCAGCTGCTCGTAGACATTTTAAAGAAGAATTACATGAACTGGAAGTCTATGCAGATCATCACCACGATGAGATAGAGGCTGGAGATCATCATGATCCTAATTGTTTAGAGTTGTTTTGTGAGATGCACCCAGATGAACCAGAGTGTCTGGTGTATGACGATTAAAGAACTGTCACAAGCCCCCTTGCAAGGGGGTTTTTTAATGCTATATTAGATGCATGGGAAACAAAACAGGTATCCAATGGGTAAGACATACTTCTTACAACAATCATTGAATGTAAATCCTGTTTTTGTTTCTCGCACCCGTTGTTCGTAATTTTTCGCCATGACCAGAAACTTTGCAGAGTTCCTTCTTGACAATGCAGACACATCTACAGATGTTCTTTCTGTCCTAGATGACATCGTAGAAGTAGTAGAGACAGGAGGAACCGATCTATAAAGTGTCCACTAACCCCACCATTTTCCTTGGTGGGGTTTTATAATATAAGAGTAAACCAAAAGGAGTTCCCCCTAATGACTGCAACCCCAGTACAAACAACACTTGAAGAAAGAGTTCTTGAGTGGACAGAGCAATTATGTGATTCACTTGCTGAGAACTACAAGCGTTATCACAGAAGAATGATTGAAAGAAATAGTGCATACTTTAATGGTGATGGTAGCAAAGTAAAACTATCACAGTATGCTCAAGATCAGTTGGATGCAATGGATAATGGAACTGCTAACTTAATGAAGTTTAGAATACAGAAGGGTAGAAAGTATTATAAGATCATCCAACAGGACTTTGACACCTTCAGAGATCTAAATGAGTATCGTGATGGTGGAGTTCATGCTTTTGTTGATAAGAAGACTGGTGAAGTATTCAAACCAGCATCATGGAAGTCTCCAGCAAAGTATGTACGCTATGATATGAGAATCATCAGAGATCGTGAGTATGTACTTAATCCTGACAACTGTGGTTGGGCAGGTGGTTACCTTTACCTAAAGTAAGCAAATGAGCAACCAACTATCTTCCAAAGAAAAACTCCTTTTTATTGCATCATTCTTTTGGGTGATGCACTGGGGAGTAAATATCTTCAATTTTTTGTTCTTTAAGTACGCACTCTATTAATCATGTTTTACACAACAGGCCACAATGTACACCCAGACATGACGAATGACATTGTGGCATTTTTCGTAAGAAGAAAGTTTCCAACTTTAGAAAACTATGAGGTGGAATTCCACTTCACAGATCTAAGTGAGGATGGTGTCAAAGGATGGCAACAAAAAACAGAAGAAGGATTCTTAATTGAGATAGATAATCGTATTGAGGATACAATCGAAGTAATCAAAACTCTATTCCATGAGTTGATACACTGTTCTCAGGACATTGATCGACCTAACCTATCAAATGATGATAGGGAAAACGAAGCATACCAGCTAGAGGAGCAGTATTGCAAGGAGTTCTGTGCCAGTTACATTAGTGACCCACAAAATCCCTCATACTGCACAAATCCATTATAATAAGAGAGTAATCAAAGGATTCCCCCCATGAGCATTGAAAAAATCAAATTTTACGAAGAGAAAATGACTGAACCAGCATTTCTACTAACCGAAAATGAGTATGAGTTGTTAGAGGAAGCACTTAGTGTTTATCTCAATCAACAGAATGATGGTAGGGGCAATACCCTTCTCAATCGTCAGTCAGGTAGATTGTTAGCAAAACTATCTGAAGTCACTGATAAACCAAAAGCAACATATCAGGAAATGGTTGATGCTGGTTATGAAATGACTGCTGATGGTATTTGGTGGCCAAAGGATACAGGTGAGGAGATACCTGACTACTCCAGTCCAGCTGTATGTGCTAAGATAGATATGTTAGCGGGGGATAATCGAAACTAATGAAAATGCCTTACTTCTCACTTCATTTGTCACAAGATGAATATGAGATACTTGAAGACATCCTTACAGACTCTTATGTAAGAAATACTTGTGAGTCTGTCAACAGTGAATTCTTCATATCTATTGCAGATAAAATGCCATCCTTCAAATACAGGGTACGTCACCAATGAGTCAAATCTATTCACATCCAACACTTGGTTACAAGTGTTTTGAAAATGCAAATCGATCAACTGGAAGTTACCTTCTATGCTCTGACCTTAAAACTAAGGAAAGACGTTATGTGACTTACATTTTTGATGGATACTTTGAAGGACACTATCTTGTACAGTCACCCAGTAAAGCAGCAGCAAATCCATTTAATCAGGAGAATAAATGGTGGTTGAGTAATAATGATAATGAACAATACACAATAGATAGAATGTGGCCAAAAGCAATCTATTGTCAAAAGAAAAAGAAGTATGTTGTTACAGGGAGGGGCTATGTTAGTTGATCTCAAAAAAGAGGAATTGGAATTCATTGTCAGTTCCTTATGGAAGTGTCGCAAGTCAGAAGAGAAGTGTGAGGAGCTTTACAACAAAATGAGACCCTTACTTGAGGTATGCACCTGTAAAGAGTCCTGATGTATCATTTGATACCAAAACACTCCTCTCAGATTCGCCTGTGGCTGCCCTCTAATCTTTCTTAGGTACGTTACTAACCCCCCAAAATCATGACTATAGCACAAATCAAAGTTAATCGCTATACTAGGGCTGGACACAATGGTAAAGAGATTATCTGTCCTCATTGTGATGCATCATCAAGAGTCTACCATTTTGCATGGTCAGCATTAGGTTGTCAGTGGTGTAAATCAATGGTAGAAAAACAAGAATGGAGTTTACGCTGATGTTAAAGTCAAAGAAGTTTTTACTCACTCAAGATCAGTATGATCTGATTGTTTACTGTTTAGAGAATCAGTGGTTAGACTTCAATCCACAGGAAGAAATGGACGCAAGCATTGTAATTGATGTTCTGAAAGATGTGACAGAGTTTGTTACACCTGACAAAGCTGCACACGTTCATCACCGAACTGACTTGGATACCCTATAATAGGTACATACCAATCAAGGACACCCAGAAGTCATGGCTACACCAAACTTATTCGAGCAAATGTTCCAGACAGTTCTCTCAATGCACTTTGGAAGAACATTCTGGTTAGATGAGGATGATAATTTCTGTTCAGCACCAACTCACAAGGATGGTACAACTGACTGGGATATGTGGGATTATGTATCAGAGTGGGATATGGAAGGAGTTGACTTTGAGAGACTATTCGCTGTTCATAAGCACTTAGTTACTGATGCTGTTACAGAATACGAACAGATGAGAGCATAAGGAGACAGTTTAATATGTGTCACACACTACCACGCATAGGGTACAAAATACCCTATAATAAGTATATCCACAAAGGAGTTCCCCCTCATGAAGTTTTTAGTCACTCAAGTTGAGTTTGACATCGATCAAGAAGACCCTGATCAATTTGGATCTGTTGTTGGTGCAATCGAGTACACCGAACAACTTCAAAGAGAACTTAAGATTCAAGCACTTGGTATTTGGGAGGTCGATGATGAAGAAGAATTAGTTGATAAGATATCTGATAGTTTAGGATACTGCATCCGATTCATTGATTACACCAGTGATCTACTTCACCCACTCACATCTTATCTTTAAGGAGGCAAACCAATGACCTATTCTCAGAAAACAAATCCAAACGCAACCAACTCTGAATTGGATGCAAAGGTGATTATCAAGCATCCAACATTAACATCTGCTCAAAGGGCAGAATTAATTGCACAGTATGTTGAGATCGTTGTTGATCGTTTAAGTGTGGAAGATTTAGTACAAATGGTGACTGAAGATATAACATATAGATATGAAGATATGACTGATGTTGAATTTAGAGATCATGTAGTTGAAATGGAAAATGGTGGATGTCCTGAAGATAATTTGTATGATGAGTTGGTAGAGAACATTCAAATCACAGATCTAATGAAGGAGGTAGACTAATGAATCACAATTACAAAGACATTCTACACAATGTAGATTTGACAGAAGGCCAAATTAGTATTATACTTAATTCACTTGAGTCATATACACTTGGCCGAAAGGACACTGATTTTTTAAATGATGTAGATGACATCTTTAAAGTACTGGAAGGAAGTGTAGATCGTTTCTATGATAAATTAGAAAAGAAACAGGAAGCATTACCTGACCCAATGTGGACAGAGTAGTTCTTTTATAGTATAATACACGTAATGAATTCTCTAACATGAGCAGTAAATCGGAAATTGATTTAATTTCATCCCATGAAGATCTTCTTTTGGCACAAGAACATCTATTAAGAGTTAAATCACTATTAGCAGGAAATCGATATGAGACATACTTATACGATTCCATTACTACACTTGAAGCCGAACTAGCAAGGCAATTAAGATTAACGAAAACCAAGGATAAAAAGAAAAAGGAAAACACAGAGGATAGTCCAAGTAAAAGAGTTAACAAAGTAGTAGAGGAAGCAGCTAATCAGATGGTAGAGAAGAATAAACTCTATGATGTATTAGAACTGCAAACAAATGGATATTTCCCCCCTGATACTTCATATACTTCATTAACGAGGGAGGCAGCGAGCTCGAAATATGAGGAATTAATCCAAGAGGGAGTGTCACCAGATTATATAAAAGTCGTAACAAGCCGCCAAGGAAAATATGTATGAACCTGAAGTTGATGATTATGTAGTCTGGGAGAGACCAAATGGAGATCACGAAGAAGGGTGGGTATATTTTAAAGGAGAACCGACTGAGAAGAAAAGAGGATTTCCATATCATCCGCATTATATTACAATAGAGGTATCTGTAAGACCTAAACCACATTGTAGGTATTCTAAGGGTGATCCACATAAGATGATTCATAGTTTACTATTATGTTATGTTGGGCAATGGAAAGAGTTGAGGTATGTAAAGAGCCGTAAGCATGCGAAAGATAGTGTGGAAAGAGATGAGATTGATTATATTGAATATACAAAGATACATAAACCCCCAAAAGAGGAAAGTACTTATCACAGTCAACAGTATCGTTATGAGGATGTACAATGAAGGATAGGAAAGTTGCATTAGTCACAGGAGGATTTGATCCATTACATGATGGACATCTTGCATTATTTCGTCATGCCAGAGAGTATGGTGATTATTTGTTTGTTGGTGTAAATTCAGATTATTGGCTGGAACGAAAGAAGGGAAAAGCATTTATGGAAAAAGAAACAAGGTTGAATATTATCAAAGAGTTATCATGTGTAGATAATGCACTGTTCTTTGATGATCGTGATGGTACTGCGATAGATGCAATTCATAAGTGTTTAAGATGGTATTCTAAAGTTGTATTTGTCAATGGTGGTGATCGTACTGAAAAGAATACACCAGAGTTTGATACATTTAAGGATAATGGTAGAGTGGAATTTGTATGGGAAGTAGGAGGAGGAGATAAGAAGAATAGTAGTAGTTCAATCTTAGAGAATTGGAAGAGTCCGAAGACAATACGGCCATGGGGATACTATCGTGAGTTGTATGAAGGGAAAGACTTTAAAGTAAAAGAATTAGTAATTAATCCTCATTCAAGTCTGTCAATGCAACGTCATCAATATCGGAGTGAAACATGGAATTTAGTTAGTGGTAATTGTAGTGTAAGAATGATTGATATGAACCGTAGATTATTACATACACAGAGAGTAATCAGTACGTTTGAAATACCAAAATTTACATGGCATCAAGGAACAAATATGAGTGATGAACCATCTCATGTAGTAGAGATCTGGAGGGGCGATAGTGGACAGTTATCAGAGACAGATATAGAGAGAATTGATATAGATGCAGTAGAGAAACTTATACAATCAGGAATAAGACCAGATTGAACATAATTGTATCAAGCTCTGTTACATTTTATGTTTAAAATAAGGTTTTAAATGGCTTTATAAATATATCTTTGCTTTTTATAAGGATAGTATCCTATAGTATCTTTCTGATAAGGTAGCCACTTCTTGTGACCTTTGCGAGCGTACCATGAGGAAGGCGTGTTGTCAAGCCACAGGACGGGAAAAATCAGCAAAAGAACACAAAAATATCATAAGTTTTATAAATATATCTTGTGTCTTGATTAGAACATCTGTACCAGTTGACATCTAGTCGAGATTCATGTATAATAAGTTTAAATCTAGGCGAGATTCTTATGGACGATTTCACTCTCGACTATGATATGTCATACGACAGCTATGATGCACTAGACGAGGATTATAACTGGGATCTCGACGAGGATCGCAGAGACAATCTCGACTATGTACAACTGTCATATAGACATTACGCATAACGTAGATCTCGTCGAGATATGTGCATAGGCATATAGCTCACGTACACTACGAGATATATCATGGTGCCTAGACATAAGTGCACGAGATATGCATACGAGATACACATATGCATATATGCACATTACGCATAATCAATATCCCCGCGTATATACGCATCTAGATCGAACTTATCTGTACCCGCAGTCAGGAGCGAGTCAACATAGCTCTGCTCATCTTCTAGGAGAGCATCAAGAATCTGTTCGTTTTCCATAGGGTATAATAAGATACAATGGTATAATATCAAAGAGGGGACGATATTGCAATCGACCTTGTGCCAGTTCGTCGATTGGCAGGAGTAACAAATATTACATAAGATGACTAATATTATTTTATTGCAGGGGGAGTGGCGAAGGTTGTTCAGTAGAGCGACCCTGCTCCCGTCTTTGCTTGTTACACATATTATAAATCATATGACCATGAAATGGGGGCACTAGTAGACACTTTATAAACTGGCACACTTCTCTACGCATTCTCTATAGAGTCGGTTATATTAAATGAGTCGGTCAGGGATGTGCAATTTCGTGGGAACTCTGAGCATGAGATCTTTACAAATTTGTTCAGTGGAAATTCCATATCAGGGGAACCTGACCGACCCCGCAAGGGTACCGGCCGTGCGGCCAAAATCAGTTCCCAAACTGTCACAAGACTGCTTGATTTTTGCCCCATTATGTGAGATTATAATAATATGTTCAATCCTAACACCACTTTTAATCCCGCATTCCCTTATGCGGTTGTCTGCTCTGCAGCACCTCATGAAAACTCAGTTTTCAAAACTTT